CTTACGAATCAAGCGCCCATAGCGAGTACTACGAACACGGAGAAAGGGAGCGAGGACGTCGTTCATTACTCCACCAACTACACGTGGGTCACGTGTCAGTAAGCTCTTCGCCTTAACGTAAGGAACTTCCCGAAAATTCGACGTGAAATACATTGAATTTATCGTTATGCATTTCTTTGAGTACATTGTCTTCTTTTCGTTAAGTTCCAGGCCAAGACTCGGGGCCACTGAGCGGTAGAGTTTCAGCCAATCTTCCGACACCTGTGCGACTAAATCGTCGCCATTGATCAATAAAGGTGTCTTCCCACAACCCATCAAGCGATCCACCCAACGAGCGGCAATATAATTCTGCAGACATAACAACGGGAATGAACAAAGATTCCCCATCATCTGTCCCCTTGCCGGCGTGAAGTGGCCATCAGAAAACTTGATGGTAGGCCGTAACGATTTCCTCATCTCAGAAAACAAAGGAGAAAGCTCACTCGAGGACCTCATTGATAGTTCATCCACGATCGCCTCTGCAACCTCGGTTGGTAAATTATCCGTCGCAGCACTATAATCCGCTGAAAGATAACTAGACCCGGGCTTAAACCCGGCCTTGACCAGTTTCTTTTGCGACGGCGTGCCGCGTAACAACCAAGGTAAACGAGAGATGCGATCGTAGATTGCACTATGCAATGGCTTAAGAGCGAGATATGAACTATGGTTCTTGACGAGAGGACGAGGCTTTCCCGCAGCTTTAGCGACCATAAAAGATGGTTCGTGTACAAGCTGAGGCTTCTCCAAAAATTTTATATAGTCCTCTCTACGACCCTGCCAGGATGCGTAAGAACCTCCTTCGCTACGACCGTATTCAACAGTAGCGGTATAAGGAGGTGTAACGCGTAAGGCTTGCCGTTCAAATTCATCCATTGTTATCCCCCGAGGAAAAATCTTCCTCACACTATCCCTGACAAATTCAAGATAGCCCATCGGCGTCTCTTTCTTATGTCTCAAGCGTGATTTCAATTCTTCCTCGAGACCATGACTCATACAGTCACAACTATCGGGCCACGCCTTAGTGACCGAAGCGATAGAGGCTGAATAAGATATGGAATCCAGGAACGACAGGCCCTTGACAGAATTTTCTGCAAGGCAAAAAATCAAAAACGTATTGACTTCCTTCTTTAGGATCGACGTATACTCGGTGCAGGTACCGTTAATCGGTGGCACACGTATACTAGAGTCGACCTTATAGAAGTCGTCAATAAACGAAACCGCGCGTATTGTCGCAGCGCGGACGCGTTGCTGGAAGGCTTGACAGCCTTCTGGTGAAGCGGAAGCTTCTGTCCTCGGGATACCGAGAGAATCAGAGCACGACATTGGGCAGCGCAC